CATGCGATCCGCATGTTGAGACTGCGCCTGCTCCATCAGGTCGTTGTATTCCTGCTGCGTCAAAAGCCGCTGTTCAAGTGCCGCGTTCAGCGTTTCTTGTTGACGCTCGAAAGATGCGATCTGCATTTCCTCCTGCGTCATGAGGGCATTCTGAACGTTCTCAAGTTGAGCGATCAGAGGATTAGTTTTGCGACCTTTAGCACCAGAAGTTCTTGCAGCCCGATCTCTTTCGGCTCTGCGACCAGAGAAAACTTTTTCAAGGGCTTCTTGTCCCGGCGTCATCGGCAAATCAGCAAGGGCTTCTGGTGGAATTGCCCCAGTCTCAACGCCTCTACGGGCTGCTGCTGCGGCAAATTCTCTAGATGCTGCTGCTGTTTTTGCCGCTGCATTTGCCGCTGCATCGCCCATGCTATTAAGAGCGGTGACACCCGCACTTGCGGCTCGCAAAACAGCTTCAAGCTGCGCAACGATTTTGGCAATTTCAGGAGGTATTTTTTCAGTTGGAGGAAACATTGCCCGAAGCAATTCAAGAGCTTTAGCTGATTGCTCGGCAACTTCCTCCATGCCTTGTGCTTCGGCCAAACCTCTAAGAGCAGCATCCAATTGAACGGCTTCATTGGCTGACATGCCCATAGCTTTTGCAGCCTCAACAGCCGCAGCACGAGCGGCTTCAACTTTGGCTTCAGCTTCATCAAAAGCTGCGGCATTTGATATGGTGCGCTCACCGAGCGACTGCTGAACTGTATTTAACTCTTGAACAGCTTGGCTATAATCCCTCAATTTACTAGTCACATCATCAAGTGGACCTTGAATTACAGAAACAGCACCGGCCAATCCTTCAAGACCCAATGAAAGAGATGCTTGTGCATTAAGAAGTGCAGCTTGCCGAACTTGTTCTGCAAATTTGCCAAATTCTTCGCGCAAATCTGAAAGAGGCGTCTTGGCGACATTAAATGCTTCCGTGACACCATTTAGAGAACCAATGAAATTTTCAATAGCTTCATCTGCATCAATAACTTCATTACCAGCCGACTGAAAAGCAAACGCCAGCGCCGGAATACCCACGCCAGCCAGAACACCGGCAACAGCGCCAAGCGCGCCAAAACCACTCAAAAGCTGCGGAAGCTGCTGCGCGAAGACCGTGCTGGCCCGAGTGCCGCCCTGAAGCTGAACCGCAATATCCTGAAGCTGGAATGACGTGTTCTGGATTTTGGCTCGCGTTGATCCAGATACGTTCCCAAGACGGGAAAGCCCACCGCTAAAACGGGTCGTGCCAGCCTGCGCTTTGTTGACCTGCGTATCAAAGGCCTGAAGCTGCGCCTTGGCCTTGGCAATGTCCGATTGCAGATCGGCGCTGTCGCCGTTGATCTTTACATTAAGGGCTGCGAGTTCCGTCATTCATCTTCGCCTTATGTCTGGCCCTTGCATCGGCCCATTCAGCCTCTGAGAAACCGCCGCTCTTTGCCTTGCCCTTGGTTATCTCTTCAAGCCGCTTGCCTTCCTTGATCTTGGCATCTAGTTCCACCCACCAATCACAAACAGGCATATTCCAGAACTCGCTGGGCTGTATCCCCCATGACCGGGCCGCCTGATAAGCATTCCGCTCAAAGACGGCCCATGTTACTCCCCCGACGACTTGTCACCATCTGCGCTATCCAGTTCCTGCGACTTCGGCGTGACGATCATCGCAACATAGTCTAGCGCGATTGACTTGGCCTCAAGAAATCCATTCTCGACAACCATTTCCTGAACCTTGTCCAGAGACATATCGCTGCCAGCCGCCTTCATGCCGATATGCAAGATCGTCGGCACATTTTTGACGGTGAACTGCCACTTGGGATGATACACTTGACCAATGCCGGATAGCATGGCCTCAATCTGCGCCTCACGCGCAATGGCAAGTGGATCGCCGACCTTTTCGGAGAGATCGGCGGCGGCAGCGAATGTTGCAGCTAGTTCAAGTTCATGGCCCCCAAAGGAGGCTGTCATTTTACGCATATCTCACCTTATGCCGTCGATGCCGTATAGGTGACAGCGCCGCTCGATTGGAACGTGGCCGAGAACTCGACAGCGCCATCGTGTTCGCCGGTCACTTCGAACGATGCAAGATGGAAGGTGCCGCTGACGTTGCCCGGACTGGCCAGCGAGGACGGCAGATCAATTTGCAGCGTCTCGCCCGTGGTCGAAGCGTTGTAGAACTCTGCCAGCAGAACCTCGTCCGAGGAAATGCCACCGACCGTTACCTCGACCGACTTGACGCCAGGCGTAGCCAGAAGCGTGCGCCAGCCACTGTCGTCGTCCGTGGTTACATCAACCATTTCGTTGTTATTGGTGACGCCGCGCGTGCGGACACCAACAAGCGTGGAGCTGTCCCAGTCGATGGTCAGCGAACGCCCATTAAATCCAGCCATGTTTTTACTCCTTCTGGATCGTCAGTCTGAACCGCATGACCCCGTGACGTGTTTCGCCATCGGGATCGCGCAGCGTTTCGGAAAACTCGCACAAGCAGTCTACCACATTATAACCCGCCTTGGATAGACTGCCGCGATTGAGGATGTCATACACCTCGCCCATGATAGCCTTGGTTTCCTTGAAGCCTGCCGTGCGGCTCCAGATATGCAGGACAAGCGTTACCTCCTTGCCCAGCGTATCGTCCGTATCCCAAGGAGCCGTGCTGTCGTTCCCAATCACGACATACGGAAAGTTCTGGCGCGGCATTCCTTCCGGCAAATAAGGCACATCGTCATAGACGCCTGCGCTAATGTTGCCATTTAGGGCATCAAAGACGATCTCTTGAGCGACGGTCTCGAAACTCATATCCGCGCCTCCAGCCTGGCCTTGAGTTCTCTAGCCACACCTTCTGCCGCCTTGCGGAAACTGCGCTCAAGCCAAGGCCTTGCTTCCATGCGGGATGTGCCGAACTCCAGATAAGCGCCATAGATGATATTCGTGCCAACCTTGGCCTGCATTTTGGCTGGGGTGGCGAGGATCATATCCACATTGCTGGCAAGACGGCCTGTGTCGCTCATGGGATATTCATCAGGTGCAGAGGCTGTATGTGGCACACGAGGCTCACCTTTGCGCAAGCGCCCTTGGCTATCGGTCCAAAAATATGTGTCGTAAGTCCGACCACTTGCCGGGCCGCGCTGAATGCCCCTCACGGCCTCCTGCTGTGTATCCATCGCCACGTCGTTGATCGTGTCCATGATTACATCATCGCCCAATTCGCCGAGCCGCTTGAAGTCAGCGAAAAGATCGTCCAGCCCTTCAAGTTTGATTTCCACACGGCTCATGACGGCGCGCCTTCTGACAGCATCAATTCCAGCCACTCGCCCGCATCATCCACGTCAATCACCGCCGTGATATTGTAAGTCCGTCCGCGATAGGTCACGCGATCCGCAGCGCTGTAATATGGTGCGCCGTTCACATCGCCCCGGAAACGGATCACAGCCCGCACTGACAGGCTCGGCGATACCCTCATGGCCTGCACCCGCTCAGAGCCGCTCATGGGCTTCCACAACGCCCATACAGCGTCTCCTGCACTCCACGTCTCTGTCCAGCCGCCCATGCCATCACCGGCCTGCGTCTTGCGCTGGATCGTAATGCGGCTTTTAAGCTGGCGAGCCGAGTATTTGGAGCAGCAGTTTACCATGCGAGTTCGTCGGCCCGACGATAAGGCGCGAGCAGACGCCTGATCTCATCTGTCATGCCTTCGCAGCCATCATATAGCTGCTCAACATAACGCCGGATGGCCTCACGAATAGGAGCCGGGATCGTGGCATATGTGTAGCCCGCAACATAAGTCACTTGCACCGCATCTTGCGCCCGAAGATCGGATGGCCATACCTCGCCTTCATTCAAATAGATGCGCCCGCTTTGCAGATCGACTTGATACTTGGATGCGCTGAACGTGCTGGCATTGTTGCCTCGATCATAGGTCACAACGCTAGTCACGCTTTGCAGCACCGGAAACGGCAGATCAAGCGTCTCACCGCCGCCCAAAACATAGGGAACGCTTGCCGTATGAACGCCCGGACCAAGCGCCAGCAGCCGGTCATCAGCGCCAGCATAGGCAAATCCATCCGCCTTGAATACGAATGTCTCGGTCAGAATAGCGCGGCGAAGATATTGCTTTACCGCATCGGTCGCAGTTTGAATATATGAAACGATGACAGCATCATCTGCATCCGTATCAACGCGCAAAAATGCCTTCATATCAGAAAGCCCAATCGCCAATTCATTTGACGTTTGGGTGACAGATACGGATTTACGATTGAACCTCATCAGCCTCATCCTCAACGGTCGCTATTTTTATGGCTGCTTTAACTTCGCGCAAGAGATCGGATTTGTTGCTTTTAGCAATCTCGCGCCAACGCGGTTTGATAACATCAAGCGCGGCCTCGGCTGCCGTCAAAATCTGATTATCATCCATCATTCTGCACCTTTCTTGGACGGCCTCGTTTGGCCTTGTTTTCCGGCGCTGCCGAAATAGCTTTATTGACGATTTCACATGCTCCGGCATCAATCAGAATACGCAGCAGATCATCATTGACGTGATGTGTTGAGCCTTCCGACCACATTTCGGCAAACATTCCAGTCGGCGCGACCGGATGCGTGCGAAGCATTTTGATTTCCGTCGTCATGGGCTGTGCGTCCTTTGCAGCATGATTGCCTTGTTCCAGACGCTAACATTTTCGGAACAACTGATAAAGAACCTCGCGCCATACTGGGCGAATGGTCCCGTCACGAACAGGGTGCCGTTGAAAAACAGAAAGTCTTCCACACCGCTGCCCTTGGTCAGCGCGCGACGATCCCGCGCAATTATCGTGCTGTAATCCGAGCCAATCCCCACGTCGATCTCGGCGAATGTCGCCGTGCTGGTGGCCTTGCTGATCTGAAACGTCAGGTTGATGTTGTAGGCTTCGCCAATGGCAAAAGGCTGGAGCGTGCTGCCGCCGAATATATCCAGAGGAATTCCGCGCTTGTAGTCAGTCGTTGTTCCCGAACCCTCGCCATCAATAGTAACATGCGTCAGGGTGTCGGCTGTGATGCTTTGCTTGTTATCGGATGTATGCGTGGCATCTTCAAAGTAGAGCCAGCCGCCATCGTATTTCGTGCGGCGCTCTTCGCCACTATCCAAGCGAATAAGCATATCCGCCGCGCGCTTGTTGTCTTCCGTGGCTTCAGGGATGCTATCCCACTGGATATTCGTCATCAAAACCCCCTGCGCTTATGAAAGGGACCGAGAGAACCCGGCCCCTCGCTAAGATCAGGTAGCAGCCGTGCCGCTGTCGATGGTGGCCGAGGCCATCACCGCGCCCTTGTCCTTGCGGGCGTGGACGGTCACAGCAGCATTAGTGCCGGTCGTGCCGGTGGCAACGATCCGCACATAACGCTTCTCGCCGCGATAGCCGATGGTGCCGACGAAGGTATCATCGTCGGTATCAGCCGTGACGGTCAGGTCACTTTCAGCGCCGATCAGGTCAGCATCGGCCACAGCGGTTGCGTCTGCCGCCGCCGTGGTGTCGCTTTCCTGAACTTCAAACGAGAAGCCCGAAGCCGTGCCTGCATCGGTGACAGTGCCGGTCGATACGCTGAACGTCAGCGCCTCCCAGCCCTGCATGTCGATCCAGTCGCCAGCAGCAGGCGTTGCGCCGCTCAGTGTTGCCGAGAGGGCGAGGCCCATTTCGGCATTGTTGCGCATGTCAAACATAGCCATAGTTCATGCCCTCCTTAGGTCGAGACTTTGCCGATGGCGATTGCATCGAAGCTGGTCACATCCCCGCCAACGCGCTGCGTCGTGTAGTAGGTCACGAAGCCTTTGTTGGAGTAGGGATCACGCAGCACCTGAAGACCAACACGATCAACGATGGTGTAGGCCTGGCTGAAGTCGGCATAGACGATTGCCAGAGCCGATGAGGCAACAGCAGGCATGTCATCCATGAAGATGACCGGCTTGCCGAGAAGCTGCATGGACGCTTGACCATCGCGGAGCAGAACCGGGCTGAAGAAGTAGTTGTCGCTACCCTTCAGTTGCAGTGCCGCGCCGAACGTGGTGCGCTTCATGCCCCAGACTGCGCCCGGCTGGTAAGCCTCTTTCAGCGCATTCTGAACGTCGATAAGACCATCCGCAGTCAGCGCCGAGGCATCGCCCATTGCGACCTGGTTGATCTTGCCACGCTCGTAAGTGCCCGAGACAGCCTGAGCCGGATAGGTCAGGAAGCCGCGCGGCTGGCCGACGCCGGTGCCGTTGACGAACGCGGTATTCTGCGTGCGTGCGAACTTGTCGGCGACTTTGCCCGAGAGCCATGCTTCAACGTCGAGATAGGCATCTTCGATCATCTCGGTCGTCATGCGCGGATCGGCTTCGATCTTGTGCGCGGCGATGACCTTCTGACCAAGCTGCGGCGTGTCGGTCTGACCGCCCGATGCACCTTCACCGACCCAACGTGCGCCAGCTTCATCGTCATCAATCAGGATGTCGATGGACTTGGAGCCAGTGCGCTCGATGTTTGCCACACCGCGCAGCGGCGAGGTTTCGAAGATGCGCGTCACGATGGTTTGCGACAGTTCCGGGCGCACCAGATAGCCGCCGTCAGGGTTCACGTCCGTAGACATGGCCTTGACTTCGACGCCTTCCGAACCGGCTTTGAAGCCAGCAGGCAGGGTGCCGTAAGCCATGTATTCGCGGAAAGCGTCACGATGCTTGGCTTCCATTTCGGCGTCGGCTTCCTTGCCTTCACCGCCGGGGCGCTTCATCGCAGCTTCCAGCTTGGCTTGCTTCGACTGCATCTCTGCCATCTTGGCAGTGATTTCGTCGGCCATCTTCTGGTGCTTTTCTTCAGTCACAACGTCTTTAGGCGCGTCAGCCTTGAGCGCGTCGATCTCCGAACGCAGCTCGGTCAGGGTCGGGTTGATCTTCTCAACAAGCCCTTTGATTTCTGCAAAGTCAGACATTCCGTCCTCCTATGTTATGCAGGGTTTCAGTGAGTAGCTTTTTGAGTTCGTCAACGTCCCGTTGATCCTGCTCAGGAAGACCGGTGTCTGCATCCCGCAGAACCTCCGACCGCCCTTTCCATGCGCCGCTCGCCATGGCCTTAGCCATGCGGTTCGAGTAGCCCATATTCTTGAACGTGCGCTCGATCTGGCGCTCCGTTATGTCTTCGGATTTCATGGCATAGATGTTGGCCAATTCGTTCATGGGGAACGTGACAACAGACGTTTCCCAGAGGTCCAGCTTGGTCAGCTTGCGCGCGCCAGCATCCATGTCCATTTCGTATTCTTGGGTGCGATAGCCGATAGACAGCCCTTCGATAGCGCCCATCTTGACCAGCGCGGCGACCTCGGCCCCTTTGGCCGCCTTCTTGCTGATCCGGCCCTTTTGAAAGAGGCCGTTTTCATCCTCGCGCATTTCATCCCATGCCCCGATGGGCTGCGAAGGATCGTGCTGCCAGAGCATCTTGGGCTTGCGGCCTCGCGCAATGCACTCCTTGAACGCGCCAGGCATGATGATGTCGCCGCCGCTGTCCATGTTGCCGAAGACAGCGCCATAGCCAGAGACAATCAAATAATCGTCGTTCTCGTCCTCGGCCTTGACTTCCAGCGTTGCCAGCTTGGTTTCCAGAACCTCGCCTGCGTCCTTCTGCGTCCACTTGGATGCGCAGACGGCGAAGCGTTGATCCATTTCCGGGAAGTCACGGGCCTGTTCAGCATCGCCCATGCAACGCTTGATCCAGTCCGCACGGTTTTCACCTGCTCGCGGTGTCGGCATAGAAAACTCCATCTATGGGCCTCGGACGCTTCACAGCGGCCTTTGCAAAGAATATAGCAGCAAATTGCAAACTTGGAAAGTAGGGGCCTTTTAATCCCGCCCAGCCCGGCGGAACGTCACGGCGCACCGGCAATTAATGACATTCCCTGCCGTGCCATTCGGATCGCCAGGATACATCAGCGGCTCACGCGTGCCGAAGATCGTCGGCACCATGAATGGCTGTTCCATCGCTACCCGCTCGCCATCCATCACGGCATGGTCATAGGTATCATCGTCAAGGATTGTTCTGGTTCGCGTATCCTCGACGCTGTTCCACATCTTCACCAGTGGACGCGTTGATGTCATGGCGGTGCGCACCTGGGCATATTGGCTGGATGCGTGCGTCTCGGTGCGGGCGATGACGCGCGATCTATATCGGCTGAACTCAGGCACTGCCTCACGCAGAGCCTTGGCAATAGCTTCAATGCCCAATCCCTCGCGCTGTCCCTCGCGGATCACTTCCATGATCTGGCGTCGTGTCGTCTCAAGGATTTGCTGAACCTTCTGCGCGCCGAATTGGTCGATGAACTCTTCGATGAATTGCTGGAAAAGGCTATCCTCTTCCTGCTTTGTTTGCAGGTGCGGAAAGCAGTCCTTCATGCCCTCAATCATCGGCTGGCCACCCATGCGCATGGCGGTGGCGTAGGTTTCGCGCAGCATATCCTCAATTTGTTCACGCCCATCTGGCGGCAGGGCTGCGATGTCTTCGGCCTCGTAGCGATCCACGATCTGACGCATGATGCGCGTCAGCGTCCGCTCGATCAGCGGGCGCGTGGCATCTTCCATTTCATCGAGGTCAGCCATAGGCGATCTTATGCAGGAGTTCAGCGGCTGTCAGCTTGCCATTGCCTTCCATGCTGCGCACCTTGTCCCGCGCCCATGATTGGCCAGCATCACCGCCCCAGAGCGCCCATGCGATACGGCCTGCGCTGGGGTAGCCATCCTCGCCCGGTCGAAAGCCCTCGGCATCCTTGTCTACTTCATGGCGGCTGAAGAAGCTGTGCATCCGCTTGACCGTATCATCTGAAAGGTTTTTGCCGTTGATGATGTCACGCGCTCGGGCAACGCCGACCTCAGTGCCGCCGCGATTGAACTCCTTACGCCATTCAAGGCCCTTGCGGGCTTCGTCTTTCATGCCTGCGGTGGGTGAATGGCCTTCTGATTTCTGCTCGATTGGTGCCGCCGAAAGAAGAGGCGTGTATTCGCCCTCGCCTTGCTCCGGGAAGCCCATCATGACGCGGCTTTCCTCGCGCGTCAGAACGCCCTTTTCGAATGCCAGGATGGCCCTATCAAACATGCGCTGGCGGTTGCCTTCCAGCGCCGAGATGCTGTCCAGATCAAGCCGCAACTCCAGCCCTTCGCCATAGCGGGGCAGAAGCCAAGCCGATATGCCGCCGATGAATTCCTGCATAAGCGGGATCACGGTGTCCGTATAAAGCCGCTCCTTGGCCTGTTCCAGATTGTTGAAGGTGGATGCGTCATTGTCGATCAGCGGCAGCGGCACGCCGAATGCGCTGGCCACATACTTGGCTGTTTCCTTCATCGTGTTGAGGAAGTCCATGTCCATCGGCGACTTGGATAGTTCAACGAACTCGGCATCGTCGGCCAGCATTGGGATTTCACCGGCATTGCGTTCGCCTGACAGCGCGGCCTTGAAATACTCACGCATCCGCTGGATAGCTTCGCCGCCGGGATAGCCGCCTTTGAACCGCACCAATCCGCTCGGGCGGGCGCTGTTCTTCAACAGGCTGTAGTTCCACGTCGATCCGGCGTTGTGCGTGTCAGCGGCCAATGCAGCGGCCATGAGGGGTGATTGACCGCGCCAGTAGTTATCGGGATTGTAGGTCTTGAGGTAGAACACCTGGCTTTCGCCGGTCAGCGGATCGACGTTGAAATACGTCTCCGACTTACCGCGCTTATGGCAGTAGGCCTTCGGCAGTCCATGCGGGCCGGGCTTCACTTCCATATCAATCGGATTGAGCGGCCACATCTCGGCAAACTGGCCTTCTGGAGTGCCGACACAGAACGTCTCCCCGAATAGCAGGCGGTTGACCATCATCTCGGACAGCCAAGCGTCGTAGGCTTGCCACGGATTGGGGCGGTTCAGCAGATCAAGCGCCGGGTGCTGCTCGATCAGATTATCGCCTTGATACAGTTCCAGCTTGATTGACTTGCAGGCTTCGACGATCTCGCGGATCGCCCGATAGACGATGACGTTGTGCTGATAGCCTTCTCGGATGTAGCTGCGGCGGTCGTTGGCTTTGGAGTAGTTGACCGTATCGCCGATCAGGAATGCCGCGCCTGCCGGATGCTCTTTGGCTTCGATCTTGTTACGTTTTGGGAAAGGCCATGCCATTCAAAGCACTCCGAATATTTGTTCGCTTGTGCCGCCGACCATAGGCTGTAGGGCATAGCGCAGGGCGTCGATGTAGTGATTGTTTGCATCCACGATCTTCGGCATGATGTCCCCAGACAGTCGGTCCTGCTTATACGCATAAAGCCGGAACTCGCGGGCGGTTTCCGGGCAATCCGGGTGGATGATAACACGGTCAAGCGACTTAATAAAGGCTACGCCATCCTCGACACTGCCTGACCATTTTTTGACACCAGTGATAGATGGGATGCCGTGACGCTGTAGATACGATATGCTTTCCGGCCTCGCACTGTCTGCTCGGACGGTGTGAAGCGGCAGAAGCGGCATTCGGTCCTGTATGAATGCGGGCGTGTCATCAAGTTCCAGCCCGATCCTGCCTGCCTCTCTGCGGATGTAGAGCCGTTCGTTGTGGATGTAGCATTCGACGGCTGCGGTCGGGTCTTGGGCAAAGCCGAAATCCATGCCGAAGTAAGGCCCATCCCATAGCCGATCTGGCTCAAAGTCGGCGATCTGGAACTTGCCGCTGAAGACTTGGGCATCGCTGTTTTCGAGATAGGCCCCTTCCCAGACATGGGAATAGGTCGCGGGATCAAGACGCTGCTGCTCGCGTTGGCGCAGCTTGTTGAGGCCAGCAGGAAAGAACGGGTTGTGCTTCCAATTGACCTCGGCAATCAGGGCATCGGCAGGCGGGTTTTTGCGGAAACGCTTATCGACGGGCGAGCCTTCGGAGCGCGGATTCCAGATTGCCCAGAGTTCCGATTTGTCCTGCCGGAAGACGGTCGCCTCCAAGGCAAGCCAGCTATCCTCGGGAACATCCTCGGCCTCTTCGACGATGGTCAGGTCAATTCCGGCCAGCGACTTGATGCTGGATGTGTTATGCCGCAGCCCCCGAAAGATGAACTCGGTGCCGTTCTTTCCGCGCAGATAATCCACACCCACGTCATAGTGAGCCGCCAGCCAGGGCGTGCGCTCAATGGCGTCCTTCAGTTCGCGGTGGAAGCTGTCCTTGATGCTGACTTGCAGTTCGCGAGTGCAGAGGATGCGCAGAGGCTCACAGAAGCCCCAGTATGCGGCCATCATTGCGGCTGATTGGCTTTTGCCCGATCCGCGTCCGCCGTAGAGAGCGCGATATTGCGCTGTTCCTCGGGCTGGTTCGAATATATCCAGAACCTTGTCTGGCAGATCAATCACCGTTTGCGTCATCGGGCTTTACGCCGCGCAACACAACGGTTTTGGGCGGTGACATGCTGCCATCGCTGGATGTGTGATCGTTCTCCACCCTGTCGGAGTATCCATGCTTGGATAACATCATCTTTGTGATTGGCGGATTGAACGTGCCATCTAGGCCATTATTGACCAATTCTCGCTCTTGTTTTTTGGCAATTGCATTAAGGATGTCGGAAAATTCTTTCTCTTCGTCCCTTGCCCAATCGTAGCATGTCTCTCGATGTATGCCGATTTCACATGCCAATCCGGCCACAGAAGGCACTTTGTCGCCTGCTTCAATCCATCCGCCGTTGACGTATTTCCAAGCGGCTTTGACGATCTTTGGCGTGTAATCTGACGGCCTACCGGCAGGCATGGCTCACTGTCCCTCGTTGTGCTTTGCGATTATCATAGCACATTTGGCCCAGCCGTCCCACATTCCGCGCCCACAATGCAAAAGGGGCCACGCGGTTGACGCTGTTGCGCATGTAGGCTCTGGTCGGCGGCTGGTGATACCGATGTAAGAACGGCCCCGCATTATGTCATTTCTCCGACCATTTGAATGGATTTCCGGTTTCGATGTATTTGATGGGCAGGCCGAATTCCTTGGCCCATTTGATTTCATATGCGATGCCGATGCTATCTTTCCATCCGGGCATTTTCAAGACGATGAGGATTTCGGCTCTTTGGAGCCATGCGCGGTTGTAGGTTATCCAGTGGTTTGCGTTGGATGGTAGCTTGTTGCGTTTGGCTGGTCTGTGCCAATGGGCTATGGGGCTGAATGGGTGATAGCCTTGGTTGGATAGCCAAGCTGCGGCATCGCCTGCCACGAGGGCGCGCATGGCCTCTACGGCGGGTTCTGGGTGGCTGTATGGGCTGGCGAGGTAGGCGAGGGTCATGGTTTCATCTTCCAAACGACGATCCCGCCGACTTTGGTTTGGACTAGAAAGCCTGCGTTGACTAGTTGGTTGAGATTGTAGGTGGCGACACGTTCTAGCTGTTTGAGCCGCAGGGCTACATCGCTGACGGTGCGTTCTCGGCCATCTGCCATCAGGTCAAGATATGGTTGCAGATCGCCGATGCGCAGTTCTTCTTTTTTCGGCGGCTTTGGCATCTCTCGGATCATCTTGTCTTCGAGTGCCTTGGCTTGGGCTGGGGTGATGGATGTGGGTTTCATTTCATATTCACCACTTATTGGTTCCCGCCGCCTTATGTGTCTTGGTTTCTGGCGGCGGGAAATTGACGATGATAATTCGCATTCCCGGCGAAGATATTTGCGTTATCATCATTGACAATCATGCTGCGAACAAGTCTCCGCAAATGCGTTCGGCCTCTTGAAGATTTGCATTGGCTTGTTCCGCGTATTCCGGCTTGAGTTCAAATCCAAGATAGCGACGGCTCATCTTGATCGCCTCATATCCCGTAGAGCCTATGCCGTTGAATGGGTCCATGACTACATCGCCAGGGCGTGTGTAGAGGCGCAGGCATCGGGCTATGACGTCAAGCTGTAGCGGGCATACATGCTTTTCGTCATTCACGGCTTTGACGCGGCGCAGGACGTTGCCTTGCTGAATATCCATCCAGACCGGGCTTGCCAGTTTCTGCCATTCATAAACATCAAACTGCGCATCTTGCATCAAGACAGCTAGAGCCTTGTCGTCGGGCACTTCTGCGCACATGCCATGACGGCGCAAATCCTCCAGCCATTCGCGAGCGATCTTGAGTGCCATCTTTTCATCTTCTGGCGCGGCATGACTGATCGGCTTTTCGTTCGGCGCGTCTTTGCGAAAGAATAGCATGTAGTCTGGCATTCCTACGCGGTTCATGGCGCTGTCTTTGCGGATTTGCTTATACAGCAGGCCAACGGCCTTGGTGCGCTGCATTTCTACTACTGGGTCTTTCCAGATCGTCGCGCGGCCATGATAGATCAGACCGGCATCTGTATGTGCTTTGACCAGATCGCCAGAGAAGTCTTGCAAGCCGATAGCGCCGTGCTTGCCTTTACGCATCGGAAGGTCTGTGCAATGAACGCAGGCAATGCGGCCTGGGCGAAGGACGCGGGTCAGGGCTTCGGCAAAGAACTTGTATTGGTCCATGAACGATTGACCTTCTCCAGCATTTCCGAGATCACGTTCGCTGTCCGAGTAAACGAACAGATCACCGAATGGCGGTGAAAAGATCGCGCAATCAATGCTGTTTTGAGGCATGGCATACATGCCTTCGATGCAATCACTATTATGGATCGCCCATCCTGTTCCTGAGTATTCTGGCTGTTTCATGTTATCTCTCCTCTTTTATCCATTCAGGGAAGGCCAGATCGAGTGGTCGATTGTATGCTGTTCTGACTTTGCCTGTGATTTGTGCTTTCTTCATGGCCTCGGCCATGCGTGTTTTCATTTCGTCGTGTTTCTTGCCCTTGATGTTGATGGTCTGCCAGATTGTGTCTTCAGTATCGGCCACAACGATATCGTTTTTGACGCGCTTTGTCTGCCCAAAACGATGCGATCTTCTCACGGCCTGATAATGTTGCTCATAGCTGAAGCTTATTGATGCGAAGACAGCGTGTGAGCAATGCTGCCAATTGACGCCGAAACCTGCCAGCTTTGGCTTGGTTACAATCGCGCGGAAGTCTCCATCTGCAAACCCAAGTAGGCGGCGCTCCTTTTCTTCTGGTGACTGATCTCCACGAACCTCAACAGCATCCTTGACGATCTTTCCGAGCATTTCGCTTTCTTCGTTGGTTTCACACCAGATCGTCACTGGTTGATCATGATCCGCAAGTTCGGCGGCTTTCTCGCATCTCTCCTTGAGTGTCAGACGCTTTTCCTTGTGAAAGCTGGTTGCGGACATTTCCGGGATGCGGAACAACATGCCATCGTCAATATTCTGCTGACGATCCGCCTCCACAATATGGATACGCCGATCAATATCAGGCAAGATATATCCATCATCATTGCCACCAAGATCCGATGGCAGAGTTGCGCATCTTGACCATGATGATACCCATTGCCAGAAATCCTCGACAGCATGGCCTTTGAGCCGCCATTCTTGCGAGGCGGTGCTGGTATCATTGATGAACCACTGAGAAAGCATTTCCTGCTGGCGCATGATACCTAGAAATTCTGCATGGTTGCCGAGTTCCATGTGATCGTTTGGCGATGGTGTCGCGGTTGCGGCCAGTTTGAAACGATGGTTGCCGAAAGCATCCATTAGACGATTGCGTGTCTGGCCTGCAAATGATTTCAGAATGCTGCTTTCATCAAGGACGATGCCACCGAAGGCATCTGGATCAAGTTTAGGCAATCGCTCATAATTCGCCACCATAATACCGGCACCGACATCAGCCTGTTCTTTAATCTGCCTCGCATCAATGCCAAACTTCTGTCCTTCGCGGATCATCTGACCAGCCACTGCCAGAGGCGTCAGGATCAGTGACGGCTTTCCGGTTTCGTCGGACACTTGCCGCGCCCATTCCAATTCTGAAAGAGACTTGCCAAGGCCGGTATCAAGAAACAACGCGGCACTACCTCTCTCAAGTGCGAAGTCAACAGCCACTCTCTGGTGGTGCTTCATGTGATCGTTGAGGCTCTGAGGCTGAAAACCATTCATAATTGCCGCTTGTTGTTTGCTGGCAATATGCTGTCTGTATTCTGCGAGGCCCATCAGAACGGCACCTCCTTGGCCAGATCGGAGGGCTTCCATGCCGTCTGAAATACCGGGTGCATACCCAGCGTCTTGATGAAGAGATCGATGTGCGGTAGGGATTTGGTCATCGGGCTGTTCCTTTCAGATTTTGAGCCTGGTCGTGGGGCGGGATGTTGCAAGCATCGCCGCCTCTTTTTGTTACGCCGCCGTTATGTAATGTGTCAATCAAATTCGCTCTCGGGCGTGAATTGATAGTCGGCACTGTCTTGCCAATACGTTCTTGTCAAATTTGCCTGCCTTGATTGCGTTGACAGCCGATCCTGCATCTATGCCAGCCAGATCGCAAACCATATGGAAGTCTTGAGTTCCAAGCCAAGAAGTGGCGCGGCCCACATCCAAGTGCGGGTTTCTACCACCATTAAGTGCGCTCACATTGCCAGCAGCGCATCGCAGGTTTTCATACAAGACCGCAGCCCAGAGGCGACGGTGACCGGTTGTGTCGTTATAGGCCATTTTCTCTCCATTTGTTGATTGCAGCTTCCGCGATCTGACGAACCTCATCATGCTGTCGTGACTTCATGCCTTGCTTTGAGTAGGGCCAATTCATTCCCGACCGGCTGATCACGTTATTTAAGGCTGTGCGTTTCATATCAAGGATTGTGGCGGCTTCTGATTGGGTCAGGCCAGCAGAGGCCAGCACGTCTAGTATGGCCAGCCGCTCTGCCTCCTGACGGCGCTTGATCTGCGCCCATGTTTCAATCATTCGCCCACCCCTCCGAATTTGTTTACCTTGAACCCAACCGACTTGAGAATGTCTTGAGCAGCTTCTGCGGTCACGCGGGGTTCTGTCCATTCCTGCTCTTGCTGAGAAACGACGCGCGGCTTGGGTCGCGCTGCATGAATGATCCGGTAGAGCGCGCCAGCGTCGGGCTTATACAATTTCCCGCTCTGCGTTCTCGGCCCTGTCCGCTGGTAGGTTGCCCAAGCCTTGCGAATTTCGCTGTGAGAGCAATTCTCCAGCACGTCCATCCAGCCCTCCAATTCAAGAGCCTGGACCGCATCCGGCGTTGCGTCATCGCGCCAGAACTGGCCAAGAATGGCTTGCGCCCTAACCCCAATCTTTTCCCGATGTGCCTCCTGCTGCTGCGGAGATAATGCGTTGAAGCCGGTCATTACTGCGAGTTGCTTGGTCATCTTGACCTCCTTTAAAAACTTTCGGAGATTTGCTGTTGCGCATCCAGTTGCGCCAAGTGGCAGACCAATCTCGTTTTGTTGCCGTTTGGCCTGTCTTAGAAATCCAGTAGTCCCTGAACCTATCTGCCTGATCACGGATCACCTGTTCTGGCCATCCTTCGGCCAGCGCCCACTCGCCCCATTCCCTTGGCAAAACCCAATCATCCGACAGCCGAGAGCCGCGTGTTTTTTGGGAAGATACTTTAGTATCTTCTTTTATATCTGGTTCTGGTTCTGTATGGTCGGACCGTGGTGATTGTAAGTCTTTGTTTTTATTAGGTCTCGACCTGTTTTCACGCTGTTTTTCTTGAAGTTTCGCGAGAGTTTCAAGCTCTTTATCTGCCCGTTTATTCGTCAGAAACTCGCCTAAAACCACTATTTTGCCACTTTCAATCAGGTCTGATCTTATGCTTTTCCACTTGCGAATACTGCATCCAAGATGGCCAGATATATATCTATCATCGTCTGGAAGATGACCGCCCTGCATGTAGATCAAGTCTATCACTACGCGATAGGCGCACTTGACTTCAAAAGGCATTCCGATGGTGCCTTCTACGAAGTCGCGCGGATAAGCTTTGTAATACGGAAGCCCGTTCATATTTGCCCTTCATTGTCAGGGCCAAGGCTTGCCACAGGGAACCACCCGTGCTAGACAATCCTTAGCATTTGTCGTGCTACGTTCTTACCGCCTAACCTGCGGAAAATCAAGCCCCGGCCTCGCGCTGGGGCTTGTTGCTTTGGGCAAAGAGAACCTGTCAATCGTCAAAAATACCAGTTTTAAATGTGTTTTGGGTTGCTTTGACGATGCGCGATATATTCAGACCCTTGTCATAAGCATCAATGATTTTCATCACAGTCTGATACCGCTCGATCCTCACATTCCCGCCGCCAGAACCAGATGAAACCAGCAACCAATTGCGAAGACGAATGAGCATTTCATCTTCTTTGACTTCTGGCATCCCAGAACACAAAACACGGCAAAACCGTTCTAGCTTGTCAGTGTCTACATGATAGAACGCAACCGCAATGGCCGCGAAAACGGGGGCAGTTCTTAAGCCAGGTCCCTTCATCGCAGCCGTCTTGTGGCAGGCAAAGTCAATTCCCTCTCGCATCGCGTGAATGGCATCTGCTGCCTGAGACACGCTCATTGACGACACCTTATGCTCTGCCCACAAAACCATTTTCACAATGGCAACGGCTTGTGTGTGATATTTGTCCATAGAAACAAGGCCGCCAATTTTCAGGGCATCGGCTGCGCTGCGCGGGCGTCCTTGGTCAATAACACTGCCATCCTTGCGAGACAGGCCATAAGCAACAAACATTTCAATCGGAACGCCAGATTGAACAATTGCCGCGAGACGGTGCTGACCATCTGCAAGCGTCCCGTCATCGTAAAATGCAATTGCGTTTTGGTGTGTATTTCGCCAGTCGCCACGACGCATGTCTGCCGCGAACTTTGCGACGTTTGAGTGCGACTGGGTTCTGTTCCCAATATTCGCGGTATCAAGCCACTGTTGCGCCTGAACCGGCGTCACCTTCATTTTTTTCATTTCCATGGTTCTCTCCTCTATGGATTTGTTGCAGGCTCATAAAACAGAAACACCGCGCAAATGTCAACTTGCGCGATGCGTTTTGTCAATTTTTTTTATAACGTATGTCCGGCCACGTCCTTAGCTGTCCGTTCTTGTCTGTCGTCACGGCCCCGTGTCGCGGCTCTCAACACCCCATTCCCCCAACCATTCCCGCACATCATCAACTGACCGGACCACGGCCACACGATAGCCCATAGCCCTCATGCGCTCGTGCATGTCCTTCTGGGCCGGTGAGGCGTAATTCCCTTCGGCCTTGACCTCAAAGAACATCGGCCCGTCTGGGGCTAGAACGACTAGATCAGGAAACCCGGCCATCGCTCCTTTACGCTTGGCCTTGGCCAGTTCAATCATCACCGATCTGCCCCGCTTGTTAATCTCGCCTCTGGCATGATGGACGATGCTTTCCAGCGGTAGAACGGCGCGAAGATATTGCACGATTGCGATCTGAATGGGGCTTTCGCGGTCGTGCCGTTTAGGCATCAAAACAGTTCCCCTTGGCCAGTATCTCGTGTGTCTTGAGATACCGCCTCGCTGCTTCGGCCTTCCTGTTGTGCAGGCGATGGGCGCGCGCGGTCAGGTCTGGTGTGAGCGAGCCATTGAGCCTCAACTTCGGCTCGATGCTCGGCGCAGGCCCAAGCGATCCATCTTTCTTTGCGCTGCGATCTGGTTCCGGGCGGCTGGAACCCGAAGGAACCAGGCGCGCCGCATATCTTACAAGGCCCTGCCATGTCATAGCTTTTCCCCGTAGCTTTCTGCCCACGCGGTCAAAACTGAGCCAACGGCGGCGGCATCTTGTGGCGATAGATAAAGCCAGAAGTTTTCATCGTGAATTTCATCGTTTATCCGAAGGCTTCTATTGTAAACGATTTGCAATGAGGGATTGACCAAGCCTTCATCGTCAAATGTCCAAGATGCCTCAACATCAGCCGAATAATAGCGCAGCGTGAAGGTTCTCATCCAGCCTTTTGCGAATAGCTTTGTTAGGCTTTCAATCATGCTCTTCCCTCCTAAAATGGAATCTCATCATCTACCGGATAGCCTTCTGGCGTCCGTTGGTCTTGTCCAAGATCAGGCTCACGCGCCATGCCATCATCGCGGCGGCTGTCGAGCATCTGCAACACGGCCTGCGGACCCTGTAGCACTATCTCGGTGCTGTATCGGTCCTGGCCCGACTTATCTTGCCATTTGCGGGTCGTGAACTTGCCGCTGACGTAAACCTTGGAACCCTTGCGGAGATAGTTCTCGGCAATATCCGCAAGCGGGCCGAATACGGCTACGGAAACCCATTCCGTCTTTTCCTTGCGCTCACCGCTGTCGCGATCCTTCCACTTCTCGGAAACAGCCAGCCGAAGGTTCGTGACCTTGTTCCCATTTTGGAAACTCCGAGTTTCAGGATCGGCCCCGAGGTTGCCGATAAAATTGCACTGGTTCAGGCTCATTTCGTCTCTCCTTTGATGTATTGACGCAGCTTGTCGAGCGTATGCGCCCGAGGTGTTCGCTCACCATTGGCGAAGCGAAGCAGGGTCCAGTAGTTGATGTCGCAGGCCTTGGCGACGCGCCGAATGACGCGATCTTGAAGCGCCTCCCGCAGCTCTTCGGTATCCATTGTTATTGCACCTTCTGATTATTTGCGTTGACACTATTGCAGAAATCCGCAAGATTGCAAGCACACAATAACTGGCCAATCTTGGAGAGAAGAATGACAGAACATAAGAATATATACGCCGCTCTTATGGCAGCACAACAAGAGTTCGGGCAAGTGACCAAGGGCAGCACAAATCCAGCGTTTAGGAGCAAATACGCGGATCTAGCAGATGTCGCTAATGTGGTAATCCCAACCCTGTCCCGTCAGGGCGTTGCGGTTCTGCATTATATGACAGGCGAGAATCTCTCAGTCATGCGGACGGAGTTCGTTCATGCTTCATCCGAAACTAAAGTAAACTGCGACATTCCGCTAATCGTGGATAAGCAAAACATGCAGGGCATGAAAAGCGCCACGACATATGCCAAACGCATTGGCCTCGAAAGCCTGTCTGGCATTGCCCCAGAAGATGATGACGGCAATCAAGCTGCCAAAAGCCCGCCCAAGCCTGAGCCGAAGAAACCAGCAGGCCCACCCCGTGAGGCCGTAGATGCGGCTAAGGCCAGCCTGTTCAACGCCGACAGCCTCGACGCCCTCAAGGCAATCTGGATGGACCTCCCTGCGCCTGTCCGCGCCATGCAGGACGTAGAGCGGGCCAAGGATGCGCGCAAAGCTGAACTGGAAACTGCGCCGCCATCCGCGAAAACAGAAATCGATGATGAAATCCCGTTTGGATAAGGAGAGAACCATGACCAACGACACCAGCTACACCTACCTTGATATAGAAACCATTCCATCGCAATCGCCGGAACTGCTGGAGCGGTTCAAGGCCGAGGTGACGCCACCGGGCAATATCAAGAAACAGGAGAGCATTGACGCTTGGATGGTCGAAAATGCCGAAACAAAAGCGCGCGAAATGATGGCAAAGACCAGCTTTGATCCCGCGCATGGCCATATCTGCACAATAGCATGGGCCAAGGACAATGGCCGAGTGGAACTGTCACATGCGGCGAGCATTGAGGACGAAGCCGATCTTTTGCGCGACTTCTTCGATGACATTGATCAGTATCACAGCACGACATTTGTTGGCCACTACGTCGGCGGCTTTGACTTGCGGTTCATTCTTTGCCGAGCCGTTGTTCTTGGCATTCCAATTCCCCGCTCTATCCCGCGTGACCCGAAACCTTGGTCCGACCGCATCTTTGATACGATGACTGCATGGGCTGGCCAGAAAAGCACGATTAGCATGGATAACCTATGCGATGCGCTTGGCCTTGAGGGCAAAGGCGACTTTGATGGCTCAATGGTGGCCGAGGCTTGGGCCAATGGCGAACATCAAAAGATTGCGGATTACTGCGTCCAAGATGTTGAGCGGACGCGGGCAATTCATCGCCGCTTTATGGCAGTAGGATGGTGACCATGACAGACGAACAGATCATCGCTGAGTTTGAACGCATCGAGGCCGCCGCAAACAAAACGCCGCAAGGGGCTGACCATGAGCATATCCTGCATGTGGTCACGGCTAAGAGCGGGCGCGACTTGTCTTATGTTCGCCGCCTCATCATCGACAACACATTCACGACACCCAACTGAAAGGCACCAACCATGACCGAAGAAAGCTACCGCGTGACCGCCGAAGAACTGCGTCAAATCGTTGAACGCTTCGAGCGGCTAGAAGCCGAGAAACAGGACATAGCAGATCAGCAGAAGGAGGTAATGGCCGAAGCCAGGGCGCGCGGATACTGCACCAAAACCCTGCGCCGCATCATTGCTGACCGCAAAAAGTCGCCAGATGATCTGGCCGAGGAAGAGGCGGTTCTGGAAATGTATCGCCAGGCTTTGGGGCTTGCGTGATGCCCCACACCGTCATTCTGCGCAGTCAGGCCCAGCGCCAGCTTGCGCACGAATATATCGACAAGGCCCCGGCAAACGCCGTTGTGACCATTAAGGAGGAGGCGCGTAATCTTGACCAGAACGCGCGCCTCTGGGCCAGCTTGTCAGATATAAGCCGAGCCAAGCCAGAAGGTCGATGCCATACACCCGAGGTCTGGAAGTGCCTATTCATGCAAGCCTTAGGCTATCAGTCGCGCTTCGAAATGGGCTTAGACGGCCAGCCGTTTCCTGTCGGCTTTTCATCATCGCGGCTATCAAAGCGTGAGTTTGCCGACCTGATAACCATCGTCCAGGAATATGGAGATCGGCATGGCGTGGCGTGGTCTGAGCCAAACCCATATGAAACCGCATGAAACGATCACCTTTAAAACGCAAAACCCGCCTCAAGCCTGTGTCTGACAAGAAACGCGCATACAGGGCCAGTGAGGCCGGTCAAGCTGCTCTGGGCTATATGCGGGCGGTGAAGCAGCTTCCTTGCGTTATATGCGCCGCTCCGCCGCCATCAGATGCGCATCATTGCATCCATGACCGGCACAGCAGCGCCAAACGAAGCGACTACGACACGATACCTCTTTGCAAGGCGCATCATCAAAACGGTCCTGATGCCATCCACAATGGCCCGAGAACATGGCGCGAGAAATACGGACCAGATCACGGATATATTGATCGCGTAGCCGAGGCGGTGAAGTGTCTGTTTGGAATTGACCGGCCCTTGTCGTGATGGGCTGCCGATGATAGGCTTGGCCCCAGCATTTCATGCTACTGTTCTCTCCCTGTCGCTTGACAGCACCTAGACCTGGTTTCGTGCCGGGTCTTTTTTTTGTCGAATTGTGTTGACACTTGTGTGGGCTTTTCGTAATGTCATCTCAAGGGCAGGGAAGCCCGAGACAAAGGAGAGAGACAGATGACATACGAACAAGCCGAAGACTTTTACATCTCACAGATTGACCTTCAGCATGGCAAAGAATTTGCTGCTGCGGTTGGTCGATTTCAGGAAGGTTTTCTTGCCGACCGTGTGACCGACGACATTGACGAAGCATTTCGCCGCGCTGTTGATTGCGCCAAACGAAGCCTGATGATCATCAAGATCAAGGCAGGTGTAGCATGAACAAAGGACACGGCAGCCCGTATGATCGAGGCACCGCTGACAGCTACTATTCCCGACCGCCGCAGCCGCACAAGTGGCTGGATGACATTGGCCGGAACAGGGAAGAAAACCTGACCGAAGCCGAGAAGGTGGAATACTGGATTGGCTATTCAGACAGCGAAGAAAACGGCGCAAAGAAGGACTGGGGCGAATGAGGATCAAGGATATAATCATCGACACGCTGACGCTGGTGGCACTCGTCGGCACCATCTACGGGCTGGGGCTGATAGCGTGGGCGGTGCAGTGAAACTGCGGGTTCTTGACCTATTCAGCGGCATTGGCGGCTTTAGCCTTGGCCTTGAGCGGACAGGCGGGTTTGAGACCGTTGCTTTCTGCGAATACGAACCATTTCCACGCGCGGTTCTGGCGAAGCACTGGCCTAACGTGCCATGCTTTCCTGACGTGCGAGAACTGAAAGGATCAGACATTGACGGATCAGTTGACGTTATTTGCGGCGGATATCCATGCCAGCCTTTCTCCACAGCCGGGCAGCGACGAGGCAAGGAAGATGACCGCCACCTCTGGCCAGAATTTAATCGGCTCGTGGCTGAACTCAGGCCCACTTGGGTCATTGGAGAGAATGTTGCTGGGCACATCAGCATGGGCCTCGATGACGTGCTTTCTGACTTGGAGGGACAAGGTTACGCCTGCCGAGCGTTTGTTATTCCAGCTTGCGCCGTTGACGCCCCGCACAGACGAGACAGAGTTTGGGTTGTGGCCCACTGCAAGGGCTGCGGACGGGAAGGGGGCAGTAAATCCATCCGCAGCGCAAAAATCTGTAGAGAGGGGTTTCAGCCCGAATTTACCAGAAGTGGTAACTGCGCAGAATGCGGGGCTGTGGCCGACGCCTCGCAGTTGCAGTGCAATGACAGCAAACATAACGAGAAAAACAGCGCAAAGGACAATGGGCAACCTAGAGGAGCGAGTTGCGAAGACTTTATGGCCGACGCCGACCACCAGGGACTACAAGGGCGGGCGGAAACCAGAAGCCTTAGAGGCCAGCGGACGGGGGGCAACGAACAGCCTGAACGATGCGTTGACTTGCCAAGGGCAGCATGGCTCCCTGAACCCAACGTGGGTCGAGTGGCTCATGGGGTTCCCCGAAGGGTGGACAGACTTAAAGCCCTCGGAAATGCCGTTGTCCCGCAAATCCCCGAAATGATCGGATACGCAATATTGGAGAGTTACAATGACCGCCGCCCAACTTGAAGACATCATCGACGCAGCATTCGTCAAGGTTCTGGGCGTGCTGCCGAATGTTCCACGCTGGCACAAGGACGAAGACAAATGAACCAGCCGCATTTTGTGAACCGCAGCCGCACGAATGAAATGACATTCTCGGAGAAGATAATCGCGGGCCAGGCCAGATCGCTTGCCAATCGCGAAGATGTAAAGATAACGCTGCCAAAGGCACCTTGGGAAGAGGAGAAAACCCAATGACCGAATATCACGAAGCACTGCACGAACTGAACGACGCCATCTACCGCGTCATTCGTCTCGCCAGCAACGAGGATGGTGCGCCTGTGGCGGCTCTGAAAGAGATTGCAGCCGACATCGACTGCATCATTGACCACGGCTGCACCCGCCGGGCGTTTGAAGATGCCAAGACGCTCTATGAGGGCGCGAAGCTGGCGGGGTTGGTGGGATGATCCGCTGCGATGAGTGACTGGCAAGAGATCGTGGATGCGGCCCTCGAACGCCATAAGGATGGCGGATCACGGTTGGCGTCCCTCGTGCTGTCGGCAGATGACCACGTAGGGGAACTGGAGGCCAAGCTGGCGAAGGCGGTGGAGGCGCTTGAGGATATCAGAGACATTGCCGTCTTTTCTGAAGACGTAGCGTTTTACGAGATGCTTGCATCGAAATGTTTAAACGAACTGAAAGGAGAGAAGTGATGAGTAAGTTCTGGACCTTCCTTATCCTGACCTACCCCGTGCTGGGCGAGGACGTTGAAAGCGTCATTATGTTCCCCAGCATGAAAGAGTGCGGCGATGCCATGCCGGCGATCTACGAGCCGATACACAAGGTGTATCCTGACAGCATGGCCCAGTGCCACGAAACGAGAGTGTTGTCATCGTCGTTAAGGCCCAAAAGTCGCGACGATTGACCAACTAAATTCGCCGCATTAATGTGGCGATGCGCACGGGCCACAGCTTTCATCTTGCGAGGGACAGGCCGACAGCGGAGATGGACGCGCTACCGAATGCGCCACATTCACCGGCTCGTGCGCTTCAATTCAGTCGCCAAATCAAGGATGATTTGCGGGAAGACGCGCGGTTCAAATTCCGCCACCCGCTGGCCGTCACGATAAATGACCAGCTTGCCATCCTGGATGACGGCAAGATCAATATGCTCAATCACAATGCCACTCGAACCCGACTAATTTCACCGCGCTCTTTGTCATAAGTAATGGCTTGCATTTCAGCCTTACCAGAATAGGCATGTGATGCAGCATAAGCATCAGGCGCGGTAATAGCGCGAAGCTGCTCCCAATGCACTCCACCTATATCTTGGCTTTTATGATGATGCAGATGCCCGCTGAATAAATATCTGTATTTTGTGCGACCCCACATTTCTGGCCACTTGTCAGCCAAATACATGACCAGCCTCTCGGCCTTCGCTTTGTCACCGTGACATGATGCAAGTAGAACCTTGCCCCACTCCATGACAAAAAATTCACCCGGTTTACGTTGCACTGTAATGCGCGGCTCGTTGCGATAGCGTTCCGCTAAAGCAAACAAGACCGCCAGATAGGCCGTCTCATCATGGTTGCCGCGCTGCACAACAAGCGTGACTGTTTTATGCTTTGCCAATAATGCTTCGGCTGTGGCGGCCAATAGACCAATTCCAACGTCTAGAATTTTGTGGAACCGTCCATCTGCATCCAATTGATGGCGACTATGATAGGTCTGATTTGTCTGATCGTTTACATGCAGCCAGTCGCCCATAGCGACAGCCACGGCTTGCTCCGATGCCGGAGTTGATGACATTGCCTTAGAAATTCCTGACCGTATTCTTTCTGAGGAAATTTTCAGGTCATAACTTTCTCCGGTTTCTTGTCCCCAAGATAACTGCCCAATATGGGCATCTGGCATTGGATATAGCGTCAACAGATCGGCTATTGTGTCTTCTGGCATCTGCACCGCCAGAATAGGGTCGATGTCTATAAGAGCCTCTCTTATACGCTCTGCAACATCTTCCGGCTGTGCTTGTTGCTTTGGCTGCTGAAAATATAAACTAGCACCTTCAGTCTTAACCCAGCCGGAATGCAAAATGCCAATATCCTGCATTCCAGCTTCAATCATTGCCTCTTTTACCGCTGGATCGGTTTGTTCATATAATTTCGCACGTTCTAGCCTGCTGCGTAGAGAGCTACGCGAAATACCAAGTGCATCGGCAGCCAGTCTTTGGCTACCATGCTTTTTCATGGCCTCAAGAGCTTCCCGCTGCTCTGGGGTCATTGATCTTACTCGTCTTCGTCTTTTGAAGCCATGCAGACCTCATGGCTTTCAGCATGTTCGTCCCAGACTTCGGACCAGCAGTTGTCGTCCAGAAACTGCCTGACCTGAAAGAACGGAATGGCCAAGCCGAGATGCCCGTTGCCCGGAACGCCCGCCGCCGGAACGCCAATCAGTTCGCCGCTTGCGTTGAACAACGATCCGCCGCTGTTGCCGCCTGTTATGCCTGCGTCGATCTGGATGAATGGCACCTCGGCCTCGGCCCAGCTAACACGAAACATGCGATTGGTTGACGAGATCACACCGCGCGTGACCGTGGCATCGAGGCCCAAAGGATTGCCAACAACGGTCACCTCCTCGCCGCGCTGCACCACATCCCCGGCAAATACCGTGGCGGCGATGCTATTGAGCAGATCGGCTCGCACTTGCAGCAGGGCCAGATCGCTTTCCTGCCACCGCGCAACAAGCTGGGCCTTGTATCTGGCCTCACCGACAAGGCGGTAGTCCTCATACATCCGCTGCGACACATCCATGTCGCGCAGTTCCTCAACCTGCTTCTGGACTACCGTGCCGTCATCCTCGACCACTTCTTTGCGCCGCTTGATGACCGCATCACCGATGCAGTGATGATTGGTCAGGATAAGCCGATGCTCCAGCGAGATCAGAGTGCCGCTGCATCCGCGCCCGACGATAAAGTTGGCGCTGTTTATGGTCTTGTTCATGTCTTCGACGGTCCAAGCCCAGGCTGGAGCGGCGAGACATGCGGCTAAGGCCGCTATGCGCATGATCATGTTTTACCCCCTTCGGTTAGTTTCGATCAGTCTTGCAAAGCGAAGCCCATGTTTCGTTGGCGATGATGATTTCCGCCAGAAGGTTATTGTCGTTTTCGGAAAGCCAGATGACAGTGCGGCTGTCATCAAAATATAGCGGCGAGGCTATATCGCAGTAGCTATTTGTCGTTGTCACGCACCCAGCGTTGAGCGCGAGTGGCAAGATCATCATCGCCTTCCACATCGTCCCTCACATCCTTTGCTGTCTGCATCGCTTCGATCCGGCGACGAACCTGCCGATCACGCTCGGCTTCTGCCCCGGCGGACCTTCCGCGCCAGTAGATGCCAAGCAGGCCCAGAATAAATGCGCCAGCGGCTGCGGCGTAGAGTTGAATGCGACCCAGCATTTACCGCCACCCGTCAGCCCATGCCTTGAGCCGCTCCCGCATAATCCAGACAGCAAGCGCCACGATCAGCAGACACCCGGCAATCGCCACAAGCTGCGCTGTCCCATCAAGCGCCCCAACGGCAGCTACAGCCCCGCCAGCACCAGAGGCTATCTGCATGGCAGACGCCTGCACAGTGCGGCTCTGCGTGGCGCTCTGGCGCTCCTGAGCGGGTTGCTGAGAGGAAGTCCAGTCATCCTCGTTATATACGCGGCGATCCAGCTCGAAATGCGGACCATCCTTGAAGCTCGTCCAATCACCACCCCAGATAATTGGAACGCCCTCCTTACGGGCTGCTTCCTTCACTGCAGGGCCAAGCTGATCATAGAGAGGCCAAGCAAACTCACCCTTTCCAGTTTTGGGATTGAGCGGCAACAAATCGACAGCGTGACCAGTCAGATGGCGACTGTTCATCGTCTTCGACGCACCGTTTGCCACCAACTGAGCCTGCCTTTCCTTAGTCCGCAGCCCCTCAATCACAGCGAAGTCAAGCGGGCTATCCTGAAGTGCGCGGTCAATTACCCGGCGCAGGTCAGGATGAATGCCATGAAGATTAGCAAGGCTGCGCTTGGAATAGTGTCTCATTTTCTCAACGCCGCTTCGATGGTGTCCAGCTTCTCAAATACGCGCTTGAAGTTCTCGCGCATCTCCTTGAACTCCCGATCATAGGCTTCCTTGTTCGCCGCATTGGTTGCCTTGATGACTTCAATGTCGGTGCTGTTTCGGTTGACCCGGTTGTGGAGAACCCAGACAAACGCAGCCACCGGAGCGATGATCCACTTCATGATCAGGTCAAGGACTTCCATTCTCTCAAGCCTTATGCAATCTGTCTGACGATCTCAATGATGCGATAATTCGCATTTGGAAAAGTCTCAACTGCACCACCATCATAAGTCACCTCAAATTCTGCCTCATAAACGCCAGGCGTATCTGTATCGCCCTCTGACCACTGATAACGAACCAATCCGCTGGCTGGTGTGACAATCGTGGCTGCAACATCAAGATATGTTTGAGCAGACCCATAAGAACGCAAGTGCAGGCGAACACTTGCGCCAGTTATATCAACCGCATTGCCATCTGCATCCTCAAGCGTGGCCAAGATGGCTGGTGATGTATCGCCTTGCTTAATCGTAAATGCCATCAAGCCGCCTCATTCTTCAGTTGCGCAAATGTCGCGTTGTTTTGTGACGCAATTATTGCAGCATCATTTTTTGACGCCGCAGTTTCCGCAACATTAGCAGAATTTGCGCTGATATGCACGCTTCGACCTTTAAAAACTAGAATCTTTGGCGCGCTTGCGCCAATAGCAATAATCGCTGCCGGTGCAATAGCGCGATAACCCGTTGATATTTTCGGCTCAATGGGTGCAGTGATAATGGATGCGGTTGGAACAGCAACAGATGCGCCAGTCCTGATGTCCGGCGTTTGTAAGGACAGCGTTATGTCTGAGGCGGGAACAGAAACGGAAACGCTAGTATTGATCTGCGGCGCAAGAGGTGCGGCATTGATATTTGCTGCCGGAACCGAAACAGATGCGGCAGTGTTGATAACTGGAGCGAGCGGTGCAGCATTGATATTCGCTGCGGGCGACTGGATGGAAACGCCTGTGTTTACGTCGGGTGCCAGTGCGCTGATGTTAAAGTCAATTGCAGGAACAACGCGGCTGACACCTGTTTGCGTTTGCGGTGCGAGTGCGACGAGTGCGGTGTTGGCCGCCGGAATCTCCAGCGTCACACCGGTAAGGATTTCCGGTGATAGCCCCGCTAGGTTTACGTCTGCGGCAGGAACGAAAACCTGCGTTGTGATACTGACGAATGGGATTAACCCTGCAATCGCAATATCGGCTGTAGGAATTGCAAGGCTGACGCCCGTGTTGATAACAGGCGTATTGGCCGCAATGCTCGTATCAGCAGCAGGGACGCTGACCGATGCGCCAGCAGAGACAGCGGGAGCCAATGCGGCCAGCGCTATATCCGCAGCTGGGACATCTAGCGTTACCGGCGTTGCGGCCACACCCCCATCATCCGCGAGGGGCGCAGAAGCTAGAGGGTTGAAGCCAAGCATTGGTTACTCCGGTTTAGTGGGCCAGTTCACCGAATACGGGAAACCTGTTTGTCCAGTTATATCACGAAGTGCCTGTCTGTAGGTAGCCCACTCAGGCGTCATGGTGTTGTCGCTCAGGGCCATCCAGTCGGTCTCTGACAGCAGGCGGTTGCGTTGGTTTCTGACAGCCTCTTCAGCCTCGTCCTGCGGCTTGTTGGCGACAGTAAAGCCAATCACCCAGCGGCCTGTTTCGTAGGTTTCACCAGTCTCATCGTCAACCGCTGTCTCGTTGTTGTGCGGCATAGGATCACGCACGACAGTCTGCACCAGAGGGTCATGCTCAGGCTGCGGGTCAGGCATCACATGGAAGATGCCGTAGCTGGCGAGGATTGCATCACCGATCTTCTTGGGGAAGCTGGTCTGCGGGTTATCACGGCGAAGGTCTCCGAGCGTGTAAGGGAATTGCTCTACCTGTCCGTTTGCGGTTTTGACTAGCAGCATGGTCGCTCCTATGCGGTTGAGTATTGGTAGATGGTGTCTGAGCCAGAGCCAACTACATACATCTTTGAGCCGTCTGACTTAAAGAATACTGCTTGAGGAAAGTTTTCCTGAGCGGAAACACTAAAGTTTTGGACATAAGAAGCAGATGAAATATCCCAAGCTGTGCTAAGGGTATATTCGTTTATGTCGTCTCCGCTAGAGCCAGTAACATAAACTTTTGTGCCTTCAGGGCTTAAAAAAATACCCTGTGGGTCTAGTTCTTGAGAAGCAACGCTAAAATTTTGGAGGTAGGATGCTGTCGAAATATCCCAAGATGTGCTAAGGTCATATTCGTTTACATCATCTCCAGAATTTCCGAGAACATACACCTTAGTGCCGTCAGGCTTAAAAGATAAACCGGTAGGTCCGGTTTCTTCTGTAGCAACGCTAAAGAGTTGAAGAAAGGATGCTGTGGAAACATCCCACGCAGTGCTTAAATCGTATTCATTTATATCCTGCCCAAGGAACCCAAGAACATACATTTTAGTGCCATCTGGTTTAAAGAACAGACCCCTTGGAAGGGTGTCCTGAGCAGCAACACTAAAATTTTGAACATAAGAGGCAGTGCTGACATCCCAAGCAGTGCTTAGGCTGTATTCATTTACATCATCGCCAGAGGCACCAAGGAGATACACCTTGGTTCCATCAGGTTTAAAGAACAAGTCTGAGGGATTAGTCTCCTGCCCAGCCACGCTAAAGCTAACACTATCATACGAAGCATTAGCTAAGTCAGGGTCGGTCCAGACAACCCCACCGCCAGTTGGCACACCAGCCGCCGCTTGCTGCATGAGCCGCGCAATCGTCATGCCATCGCATCCCCGGCTTGGAAGCCGTAGTAGGTGGTGCCGCCATCCTGCGTGTAGAACGCATACACATCCGTCTCGCCGCTGGCAGGGGCGTCAGGGGCCGTGCCGCCAGCCCAGTCAACCGAAGCAGGCCAAGTCACAGTCACAGTCGCAGAGGGCGTCACCTTGAGCGTGAAGCCATAGGCTGTGCCGGTGGCAGGTGGGTTGTTGAACACATAGGTCACGTTGGCAGAGGGTGCGTCCGAGAACACGTTGCCAGAAGACAGATCAAGCGTGCTGGATGCAATGTCACCGACTGTCTCACCAGCAGGTGACGGTTCAAAGAAACCCTTGGTGTAGTCGATGACAATGCTCATTAGACCGCAATGCTCCCGTTCATATCTTCCTGCGCCATGACCCAAGCATAGCACTTGTCGAGGAACTCAGCGCCAGCCGCAGCCTCAACCTCGGTCAAGTCAGCATGGTAGCGGCGGAAGTCCACCTCGCGGGTGTCGTCACCGGGCGTGGCCGTGGCATAGCCAGCAACGTCAATCATCACCGTGAACTTGAGGCCACCCTCGCGCATCCGAGAGACAGCCGCAGTGACGATGCGGAAGTAAGCGCCAGCGAAGGGAGTGCCATACTGGCTGGTTTCAAGGTTTAGTTCGATAGCCATTTTGGCCTCCTTAGTAGGTTACTTCGCTGGTGTTTACTGTAGCCACCCAGCGAATGTTGGTTGCAGCAGCGCCAGTGACCTCGATCTTCAGGCCACCGTTGGTCGTGTCGGCAGAGAGCGCCAAGCCCCAAGACGGTGTGTTGTCGATAACAGTCAGAGCGCTGTTCACCAGCACTGTCGTGCCTGCGCTGCCCTCACGCCGGATCAAGCCCTCGATCTTCCAAGCCGCACATGCAGTGCCTTGAGAGGCTTGCTGGCGGGCTACGATGGTGCCGTGGAAGGCAAAGGCAGAGTTGTTGGGGAGGATTACTTGGTTGCCCGTGTCAGGCAAATTAGTGTCGGAATACAAAGCTATCGGCGTGGCATTAGTAGTTTGCGCTCGTAAAGTCGTAATGCCTGTCTGTGCATCGCCTTGAGCGGCAAATGATCTGGTAGATATAGCTACCTTGTAAGAAACTTCCGATTTTGCCCCGTCGCCTATGGCCGTCGAGCCTTCCTTAGAAGCTAACGTCCCCGTGCCACTGCCAAAGCCACCAAAGGCTTTAGCGCCATTGCCAGAGGCAATAGAGGCGTAACCCGTAGCAAAGGCTCTGGACCCTGTAGCCTTAGCCCTATCCCCAATCGCCACCGAGTTAGCCCCAGTAGCGCCATAGCTTGAGGAACCCGTTGAAATTGCGGCTGCAAAAGCATCACCACCACTTGCGTATGAGTTTGTCAAAGCTGTTGAAAACAAACCAGTGGCAGTAGCACCACCACCTACAGCTATTGACCTATTACCACTTGCAACCGCAAGTCTGCCTAAAGCTATACCATTAGAACCTGTGGCAGAAGGTTTTGTAGATGTCCCGTCATAGTTCTCAGCGAATAATTCGCCTTGGAAAATATCCTCAGCCGTAGCCGAGACATACACCACCGCAGAGCCGCTCAGGTTCAGCGCAGCGTCAGCGTTGGAACTCTCGTCAACCGTGCGGGACAGCGTAGTGCCAGACGCCGTGTAGGTGCCTGTGCCAATCTCCCAGTCCGTGCCGTCCTCGATGACATAACGCACCACCTGACCATCAGTGACACCTGCATCGGCAAACGTCTGATAGCCGCTTTCCGCAGAACCGAGGGTGATCGTCCCGGTGCCGGTTGTGGCCGTCGCTACCTTAGCGCGGTTGACGAGCGTAACCATTAGGCCACCGTGAAGGTGAAGATACCGTTCGCGTTCCAGACAACTTTGAAGTCGGTGCCGTCACCAGCAGACTGCGTTCCATCAAAGTCAATAAAGGCAATCGGCGGATCGTTGGTATCCGTGTCGTTGTAGATGATGCCATAGGCCGCATCAATCGAACCGCCCGAAGCCGTCCATGTCACATCGTCAGCATCAAACTTGGCATCGTTCGTCGTGACGGTAGTGACAGCCACATTCGCCAGAGCCTGACCGCCAGCGGTGTAGCCCGTGCCCGTCGTCGCCTCGGTGCCCGTCACGCCTGCCAGCGTCGTGTCAGCCGCAGTGAACGTCGCCGTTGCATACAGCTTGAGTTTATAGGTGTCGCCAGCGGCGTTCGAGCCGTCCGCGAACAGTTTGGCCGTATGGTCATACAGCGAGATTGTTACAGCCATTCCGGCCTCCTGTGCTTTGCATATGCATCGTCAATGTATCACGGTTTATCGGGCCACGCTACATCGTCTGGAAAGCCCGCCTGTTGCGGCACATCTCTCAGGGCTTGGCGGTAGGTTGCCCATGCAGCCTGATCTACAGGGGCGTCGTCTATCTGCGTCCAATCCGAAGCGGCAAGCAGTTGGTTGCGCCGCAAGCGTATTTGGTCCACAGTTAAGCCTTCGGTTGTGAGTTCAGCTTCCGCAGCTTCTCTCACGACTTTCTTCCCATCCTCCCAAGTGACAATTTTATTCACCGTAGTGCCTCCGCTTTTCCAGATAAACTTTTCCCGTTGTTGAAGTTGACGACAGGAGCAGCCTAACTTTGCTAATAAAGTAAGATGATCCTGATCCAATGTAATACGCAAGCCCAGACCCTACTTGCGCATTAACCGTAATAGTGACATTGTCATACCTCCAAGCGAACGCTCCGAAAGGAAAATATATACTGTTTAAGCGACTTGCTCTCAGGGGAAGTGGCCGAACCTCAAACATCCCCCAATGCCTTACTTCGGTGCCATTAAGGGGAAAAGCGCCAAAACTTTGCCAGCTTGTTCCGTCTCGTAGGAATTGAAAAGTCAGTTGTAAATTGCCCCCGACAGTTCTTCCTAAATCCTCAAACGTAACTCTATAATCGTAACCGTCCTCGAACGCCGGAGTCTCAATTATAGTGACGCCACCATCAACCGCGTAATCATAAATCAGCCCATCGTTCCCGTCACCGACGGAAATCATGTCATACGGATGCCAGCCTGCCGCGACAACAGGCGCGTCGCTTGCGCCCTCGGCAATCGCAATGGGATTATCCCGAAGCGCCGTCATAAGCGGCTGCGTTACTGGGCTGTCCTGATCTATGTCCGTGTCAGGTATCGTTGTGTAAGTCGTCATGAGATTTTCCCGGCCTCCTGTCCGTCGCTAAGCAATCCCGAAGAATTGCCAATGTAGCAGTTCTTGAATGGCGCGCTATCATATCCAGGATAGTCAGCCGCGCCACTTGCCATGATGTAATACACGCGGCCATAGAGCGTTGTGTCTTCGCAGATATATTCCACCACCTCGCCCGGCACGACCTCTTCGGCGGAAACAATCGTCCATTGCCGCAGCCGTCTCGCGCCATACTGATCCACATCAAGATAATGGCTTAGGTAGAATGTGTCGCCGATCCAGTAAGTCCGATCCTTAGCGTCCATGCGGAATTTAACTTCACTCGGCACATCCACATAGCGCGTGATGATTTTAGATGCGGTATTCGCCGCAAGCTGACTGCTTGTCAGGAAATAGGCAAATATCTTGCGGATAGACGGCTCGCCATATAGCTCGTCTGTTTCACTTTCCAAATTTGCAATAATGTAAGCATTGGAAAATGCCTCGGCGTCATCCGGCTTGGTAGTAAAATCATTCTGTCCAAAATAAACCCAAACTTGGCTGGCGCGTTCGCGGGGCTTTTCGGTAAAGGCTATAGAACCGGAGATAATATTGGTTGCGTCCGTAATCGTATCAGGCTCAATATCAATGCCCCTGATCGCCTTTAATTTAACCAATCTCGTCCGCTCATCCCACCAGACAAAAAACAGCATCTGTTCTTGTAGGTCCGAAACCAACTTAAAAACGGAGGTCGGCGAAGTTATTAGTGCATTGACGCGATACAATGACAGGTAAGTATCCACCTCAGTTGCCCAGCCGGACGTGTCGAGATAGCTGCTGTCAATTCCACCATAAACGGAAAGCAGATCATTCAATACATCATCTGGCGTTTCATTGGAATATCGCAGACATTGCTGCACCGCATCTTCCGCCGAATGGCTGTCGGCCACCGTGTTGTCCGTGCCGCGAGTGACGCCGGTAAATTCAATGCCATTCGCGCTAGTAGCCCGAGCGGTATAGGTCATGATCTCGTCGCCGATGATCAACGTGCCGCTTGCATCATAATCAGCCTCAACCGCGCCAGCCACTTCAAAGCTGGTCACGCTCGCATCAATGTCGGCATAGACTTCGCCCGGAGAGGCCACAGGCGCTTGTGCCTTGCGTTCTTCAATGCGCGCCAGAATATCCTTGCCCCGGATCGTCACGCGCCCGCTACTGTCAGGCCCAACGACTTCGCTCAAGAAGTATTGCCGTGAAGTCATCGCCGCAAGCGTCTGCCCGACATAGCCCTCATAGACAACGATGATGATATTCTGCCGATACTTGTTGCGCACCAGCCAGCGCGTCCAGAAGCTGCCGCGATCCGCATCAAGTGGGTTCCAGCTTCTGCCGCTTAGGTAAGGATCAACAAGCCGATCTGTATGCGCATGGTCCTGAAACGTGATCGTGCAGAGCGCCCGATTTCCAAGACCTTGCGCATCCGGGTTGGCGCTGGCAAGGTTGATCCGCGTGGGGCTTGTGCTGACGCTGACAAGGCTGGGAATGATGTAACTGGCCAATCCCTGCTCACCGGGCCTACCCTTGCCGAAATAGAGGCTCAGAGGCGTTCCCAGTGCATAGTTGGCCGTGTCTTGGCAGGTTGCCCGCGTATTGTAGCACTTGGTGTCGCCCGTGCCTGTGGCCGTGCAAGGGCTGACGCCGAATACGTTTGCGCACAGCGGCTGCTTGATTTCGACGATCTGGATCGGCTCTCGGCCAGGATCAGTCGCGGCCATCAGTCGTATCCCCGCGCCCTGACATTCATGCTGACGCTCATCAAGTCACGCACGCCGATGTTCTGCGGAATCGGCACTTCATCCACCTGACAAAAGCCCACGTCGCCGAAGGTTGTGGGACGCCATGCAATCCAGAACGGCTCGGCTTCAATGCCCTTCTGCAAGTCCTCCCAATTAGACCTAATCCATGCAGCCGTGAGATTGTTCCATGCGAACGATGTGCTGAGATAGGTCCGCTGCTTTGTGCGGCCCAGATATTCGCCGGTCTCGCTGTAGTTGCTTCGCAGGATCGTCTGCCGCGCAAACTTGATCGGCGCATGGCCACCGTAGATCGGGCGCTCCATTTGTAAAGCCGCGCCAAACTTCACAACGCCAATTTCAGGTTCGTCAGTTCCGGCAGTTATATTGATCCGCCAATAGCGCGCCGTCACTGGTTCAAAGATTGCAAAGATCGGCTCATCGCTGGCAATGGCTGTAGCGGGCGTCAGATCATTCCATGATACATTGTCCGTTGAATACTGCACCTTGACCGTGCAGCCTTCTGTGGCCAGCGTATGGGCTGCGATACAAGCGTAATCGCACTCAACCGCGCTCCCGTGGTCATAAGCCCATGTAGCAGCCAAACTCGTCGGCTTCCATCGCTCATAGGTCAGCGTATTAAGCGGCGCGTCTGCGTCATATCCACTCGCCGTGCTAGATGCCGTAGCAGTGCCGCCAGAGAGCCAATTTAAGCTATGGGCAATGCGTGCATGTGTCAGAGGCTCATCGCCGCTGGGCAAGGTATAGCCGCTTTCAAGGATTACTGTCATACCAGCCTCACTATGGCCCCGTCTTCAACGGCCTCATTTATGCTGTTGATTAGATTGATGACCTGATCCCGCGAGAACATATCGCCGCCCGTCAGGCTGATCGCTACGTTGCGGGATACGGCAGGGGCTGCGGGGGCCGCTGCTGCAACGCCCGCTGCAATGCCTGGCGGGGCAGATGTTGATCCACTTGCCGACACGCCTTTGATGGCATTTACGAACTGCATACCAGCGGCAACGACCATTGCTGCGCGTGCAACGCCAGCTAGGCCACCTTTAGCGATCTCCTTAGATGCGCCTTCCATGACATTGATTAATGCCTCTGCTGCGCTGAATACCTTGGCAATCTTCAGCATCTTTTCGTTGCCGTTTTGCAGGACATTGGCCATATCGCCCATGAACTTGCCTGTTCTTTGCAGCGTCGTTCCGTAGCGATAAACGTCAATCTGCGTCATGCGATCCGCATGTTGAGACTGCGCCTGCTCCATCAGGTCGTTGTATTCCTGCTGCGTCAAAAGCCGCTGTTCAAGTGCCGCGTTCAGCGTTTCTTGTTGACGCTCGAAAGATGCGATCTGC